CAGTTAGTATCTAACCAGCAACTACAGCAGATGTTATCAACATACGAGCTACAAGCAAGAGCTGCATGTATGGAATACGAATGCAATCAAGGTGACCATTCATACTTTGGTTGGCCAGATGAGTCAGCTTATCAACCTTACAAACCTTATCAAACGCTTAGAAGATAATGGCTAGTGTTACACAAAAAATACCTAATTATACTTTAGGTATATCTACACAACCAGATGAAAGAAAAGTACCAGGACAAGTAGTAGATCTAGTTAATGGTGTACCTGATGTTGTTAGTCAATTAGATAAACGTCCTGGTAGCCACCTCATTACAACAATATCTCCATCAACAGCATCGCATACAAAATGGTTTGATATTTATACAGATGATGAGGAACAATACATTGGACAAGTTGGGGCTGATGGGGCTGTTCTTATATGGAGATGCAGTGACGGTGCTCAAATACCCGTGGATTATGCAAATGTTGCTGGAACAAATAAAGCTACTTACTTAGATAATCAAGCTCTATCAGATGAGAAGTCTTCTGATATACAAGTTAATACTATTAACGAAACAACATTCTTTGTTAATAGACGTGTGCCTGTTGCAATGAAAACAGATGCTAATTCTAAGTCACCTACTCAACTGAATGAAGCATTCATTGAACTAGATACTATATCTTATGGTAAACAATATGCTTTAGATATATACGACCCAACTGATAATACAACCTATTCCTATGACCGTGCTACTACGGCTGTAGTAGATGAAATTGTATCTCTAAATGGTACAAGCACATCAGGTTCAACCGTAGGTAACGGTGACTGTACAGGTATGGGTAGAGAAGTTGTTAACGTAAGTACAGGTACAGCTATACATTCCACGTCACCACCAAACACAAGTTCAGGTGGTAAGAGTAATCTTAGATATGAGATGGACTCACGTTGTACACCTCAACCAACAGATGATTCTGATGCAGACAATTATCATGATGCATATAATCCATACTGTAAATTACAATTTGGTGGTGAGGGTTGGACAACAAATGATACACATCAATATACCTCACAAAAAGGACTGACTACTACTGTTACTATTAAGAATCATGTAACTATAACATCCAGAGCTAACATAGCTATGGTACGTCCTGAGCCTACCTCATCTGATAACTTTGAACATGTATCAGCAGCGGGTATTTTAGGTGATTTAAAAGCTACCATAGATGCTATAAGTGGTACTGGTATTACATGTACAATAGCAGGTAACGGTTTACATCTATACCGTGCTACACCATTTGGTGTGACTACACCTGAAAGACAGTTGATGAATGTTGTTACTAGTGAAGTTAATAATATAGCTGACTTACCACGTGTATGCAGGCATGGTTATACTGTACGTGTTGTTAATAGTGGAGAAGATGTAGATGATTATTACTTACGTTTCCAAGCTGAAGGTATAACTGCTGATATAACACAAACTGGTACCTACGCTAGATCAGGTACTACTGTTACAATCACCGCAACAGCACATGGCTTAAGTAATGGGGACAAAATTTTTACGGACTTTACAAGTGGTGCTGCAGTAGATGGATTATATACTATATCAAATGTGGCTACTAATACATTCGATATAGCTGGTCAATCAGGTATAGGTAGTGGTACTATCAGTGCAGGCGAGACAGTTTCATTCACTCCACAACGCTTCGGAGAAGGTATCTGGGAAGAGGTCTGTCAGCCTGGAATAGATATAGAGATAGATAATACTACCATGCCTTTGAAGCTCACTAGGGTGCTTCCTGGTACTTACTCAATTAATGGTGGTAATGCTGCTACTTACTCTAATGGTGTCTTCCAATTTGGATATCCAGACTGGGGTAAGCGAGATGTAGGAGATGACATAACAAATCCAACACCTTCTTTTATAGGGCATCCTATTCAAAAGATGATATTCTTTAGAAATAGAATAGCTTTATTAAGTGCTGAGAATGTTATTCTATCTAGAGTTAATGCCTTCTATAATTTTTGGGTAAAAACTGCAATGGCAATTTCCAATGCAGACCCTATAGATTTACAGTCTAGCTCTACATTTCCTACTAAATTATATGATGCCAGACAAGCTAATACAGGTCTAGTTTTATTTAGTGCTAGTGAACAGTTTCTGTTAAGTGCAGGAGCTGAAGCTTTACTAACACCTGAGACAGCTAAGATTAGTTACTTATCATCTTACGGGTTTAATGCTGATACTAATCCAGTTGAACTCGGTACATCAATTGGTTTCTTAAATAGTACTGCTAGAGATACTAGATTCTATGAAATGGCTAATGTCTCTACTACTCAAGAACCTGCTATTGTAGAACAAAGTAAGATTGTTGCTAAGTTAATACCTCAAAATACTAGTATGCTTACCAGTTCTACTGAAAATAAACTAGTAATTGCTGGTATAGATTCTACTTTACATACAGCTTCAAATGAAGTATGGTGTTATAAATGGTATGAAGAGGGTGGTAAACGGATGCAATCTGCATGGTTTAGATGGACATTACCTAATAATGTAATTTTCCATACTATTATGGATGACAGATATTACGTTGTTTTAAATACAGGCAGTACTTATACCTTTGAAAGATTTGATATAAAATTAAAAGATGATACTACATTAATAGGATCTAGTCCTGACGTTAATAGAGTACATTTAGATACTAAGAAAACCTTTGCTTCTGGAGACTTAACATATAACAGTGCAACTGATGTAACAACATTTACATTAGGAGCTGGTTATTATAGTTCTCGAACACTGACAGCTTATTGTGTTACAGATAGTGATGCAGCTGGTAAGAGTTATGACATCCCAGCGGCTAAGATAACAGGAACAGCACCTAACCAAACAGTTACCTTACCTGGTAATTGGAAGACTTCTACTGAAGCTGGTGCCTCTACATCATCAGTTAATACTGACGTTGTGATAGGATATGAGTATGAATTTGAAGTTGAATTACCTAAGATTTATTTAATACAAGGTAGTGAAGGCTCTCAAAGTACTGAAACACGTGGATCTTTAGTAGTACATAGGATGAACTTTGACTTTGGAGATGTTGGTGTTATAGATGTTACATTAAAACGTAAGGGTAGAGATGATTATACCTATACAGTTGAGTCATTAGAATGGGATAATGTATTAGCAAGTACAGCAACTATTGCTAGAGGCTATAATCATACCATACCAGTTTATGATAGAAATACAAACTTATCAGTATTAATTAAATCAAATCATCCATCTCCAGCTACCATTCATTCGATGAATTGGGAGGGGGATTACTCACCTAAATATTATAGAAGTGTCTAAATACATTCACCCAATTACAATGGAGGCTGCAGTTCATGTAGCTTCTAATCTTCGAGATGATGATTATAGAGAAGTGTTTGAAGGCCACGGTCATTACCCACTTCTCCAAATCCCCATGGCTGCTTTCAATGGAGAAACCGTTTATTTTACAGATGCAGACAGCAGGATTGCTGGCCTTGCAGGTGTACAAGAGGGCGGTAAAGTATGGATGTTATGTACTAACGTCATACATGATTCACCTATTTTATTTGCTAGACAAGCAAAGAGATGGATAGAAGGCAGAGAAGAAAGACTCCTTTGGAATATTGTAGATAAACGGAACACCGCTCATCTAAAACTTCTAAAGTTTCTAGGGTGCCATTTCCTACGGGAATTTAAACATGGTCCCAACAATTTAACCTTTATAGAATTTTGCCGTGTGCGAACCAGCAGCGATATCAGCAGCCGCAGGAGTAGGTCAAGCCATAGTAGGCTACAACGCTCAGAAAGCTGCAGTCAACGCTCGTAATAGAGCGAGATTACAAAACTTTGAAAGAGCTAATGTACAGTATTTAACTGACGCAATGTTAGATAAAGCTGAATACAAGAATGAAATACAACTTCAAGAGATACGACAATCGCAAGTATCTCAAGCTTTAGTAAATCAATGGGCTGAAAATGATGCCCAATTAGATAGAATATTTGACCAAGGAGATTTTAAATTAGAAGAAGCTATTGTTGAAATGCATCGAAATGATTATGCAGGTACCCAAACGGGTAGAACTGCAGCTCGTTTAGCTGGCCAATCTGCAAGACAATTGGGATTCAAGAAAGCCAGAATTATGCATGATATGTTAGTTGCTAAGAAAGATACAAAAAGAAAAGATGATCAAGTTAGAGATAAAGCTCGATGGGATTCTTGGGATTTATATGAGAAAGTACGATACGCACCTATCCATGGTCACGCACCACCACCTCCAACAGATCTAGAAGCTGGCCCAAGTATGGCTGGTATGATATTAGGAGCTGTAGGATCGGTTGCAGGTAACCTGGAAACCAAAACTGGTGGTGGTATAGGATGGAGGTCTGAAAACTAATGACTTACAGCGCAAACATACAAAGACTTAGGACTACCTCCAGAGCTAATACACAAGCTCAGCAGCAAATGAACACTAGTGCTGCTAATAATGAAGCTAATTGGTATCTAAGAAAAGCTGAACAAGATATTAGAAACTTATCAGTTTTCTCAAATATACTACAAGAAGAAGCTAAAAGGTCAATAGAAAGACAAGAGCAAGAAGGTAGGGAGATACATAAACAAAATGAATTAGAAAGAGCAGAGAAAATAATCAGACTGAATGAAGAAATAGCTATTGCCAAACAAGAGCAAATAAATTATGAACATCTAAGTGCTGAATTATTAGAATTAGAAGGGCCAAGAGGTTATCCAGATGCTCAGAGAATCAGTAATCTAGGTAGACATCAACAGTATGGTTTCTTACAAGCCAGACTAAAAATGATGCAGCCGAGAATTCCAACTCTTCTTCAAAAGAGGATGATGGAAAGTACTCATGGATATAGTCTTAATGGTTATAATTTTACGTTATCGGAACTTCAGAAGCTTGTTAACGACGGAAAAATAACAAGACAGCAAGGCGCAGAGCTACAAGCTGCAGCTATTAAAGTCGAAACGGAAGCCCTTAGAAAGGCACTAGGTTTAGATGAATTTTCTGATGAATTGTTAGAGTTATCTGGTACAAATAAAATATTAGAGGACGCTCAACAAAAGTGGTTAAATCAGAATTGGGAAAAAGCTAATATAGATTCATCAAACCAAAAGAAAGCAATAGCTGATACAGTCTGGGAAAACAGCAATAAAACAGGAGAAGATTTACAACTTTATTTAGCTTCAACAGCTAATACTTTAAATAAGGATGGATTTATTACTGGTCGTGCTGGTGCATGGGATCATGTAATGTCTAATATTGCATCAACTGCTACCTCAACTACTCAAGCTGATATAATTGGTAATCTACCTTTACCAGATGCTATGGCTGCAATGTTAGGTGTACCACAAGGTACAACATATGCACAGCAATGGCCTCAACGTTTCTCTGCTTTGAAAACTGCTATTAAGAAAAACCATATAGCAAGAACTGATCTTGAATTAAAATATCAACAGGCTGATGGTAAAGCATTACAAGCTCAATTCATAGCAGAAGGCAGAAGAGGTCCAATGTCAGAAGACCGTGTAAATCAATATAAACGTGCGTTTGGTGCTCTTGGTTTACCTATACCATCAGGTGTGACTAATTATGAAACCTTAATGGATAGAGATATACGGGAAGATAAGGATGAAATTAAAGCTTTAGTAGCAGCGAATGGTGGTGTCGTTACACACCAAATGTTAGACAGATTCCATCCAGAAGCAGCTCTAGAGTGGAGAGAAAAAGCAACTAAATTTGATGAATCTTCTCTTAGTGTCCATGATGCTGAAAAGAAAATCAAAGCTGAATTAGATAAAACTTTCCATGATATGGGTATTAAGGCTAATGAAAAAAGCCCTGCCTATGTGGAAGCTTTTGCTAATGCTAAAGCAGATTATAAGAGGAAATTTAATAACTATATTGGAATGGGTTATAGCCGTGAACATGCTGCACATTTAGCATTACGTGCAGATTCAGTTAAAAATAAAGAAACTGGAGAGATCATTCCAAATTCAAGAGGTGTCATTACTGAAATAAAAAATGGTGGTCCAGGTAATAAATATACTGTTATTGGACAGGCTATAGAAAAAGAATTAAAACCAGGTCATATTAGAGTTGCTAGAATTGCTAGTGGTAAACAAGAAATTCAAAATGATCCTAATATAATCTTTAATGGTACTATAGGTGGCGATTATGGTAGAAGACAATTAGATACTATAATTGATAACATTTCTAAACATGGAACTGAACAAGGTATTAATATGTCTCCAAATGCTACAGCATATTACCAAGGATTAGCACGTGGTAGAGATGGTAACTGGAGAGGTTTGATTGACGCTCAATTAAAAGCTATAGGTCATGAAGGCTTATGGCCTAAAGAACGTCCAGTAGAGCAAAATTTATTCTCAGGTAGAACACAAGATAATCAACCTGTAGTAGATCCAAGAGGAAGCCTTGTAATAGCTAAACATGTAGAAAGAGCTTCTAAATATCCTTCACCTAATACTTATTATTATACACATAATTTAATGAAAGATCAAGGTGATAATTCTTTAAATAATCCTTACTCAGTTTGGGATTCGGACATTAACAAACCTTCTTGGTGGAACCTATATACTGCTGGAGGTATGTTATAATGGATACATTAAATTTACAACCTGAAGAACAGGTTGCAATTACTGATACTACTAGTAAAATAGAAGGACATCAGGATCATATTGAAGCTATAGAACAGGCTTATCCCGAAGAGGATTTCAGCACACCTGTTGAAAAAGCTGAAATAGTTGAACAGAAAGAGAAGCAACAACCTCAACAACAACCTCAAGTACAAGATCAAGTCGCTGAAGAGTTACTTACACAACTGGGAATAGGAGGTAGACAACCTCAACAACCTCAACAGATTACTCAGCAGCAGCAACCTCAACAGATTACTCAACAACAGCAACCTCAACAACCTACTAAGTTTACTTGGCAATATGATGAGAATGGTGATATACCTGTAGAACAAATACAAGCTGCTTTTGGTGGTAAAGTACCTGAAGGTGTAATCAGAAAGTTATCTTTAACTAAAGATTATTTAGAAAAGGAAGAGATCCTAAAAGAACTATTTGATGATGGTTGGAATCTAGAAAAGCAACTCCAAGCGTTTGTCATGATTAGAGACGATGAGGAGTTAGCAGCTAGATATGATCATAATGAAGATGGAGAAATAACCTATGATGACTTCTTTGATACTACCAATATACCTGGTTTTAGCAAAGAAATGGATCAACAGCTTACACAAGAATGGTTAGCTGGATTACAATCTAAGGATATAGGATCTAGAGCTAGAGCAATTTGGCAACAGAATGGAGCTGGTCAGAACATGGCCCGTTACATTAACCTTAGAAGACGCCATGCGTTGTCTGATAAAGGCGAAGGTGATAAAGAATGGCATGGTGTAAACGAAAACTTTGCAGAAGGTATACGTCAAAATGCAGCTGGAGGTTTCTTTGATTTAGCTGGTACTGGTCTAGAGATTGTAGGTAGATTTGAAAATGCAATTAATGGTAAAAGTTTCTGGGAAGATTCGGATTTAGATGAAAGAGTACTTCAATCAGCTAATGAAAACTCATTAGAATATTTAGTTGGCCATAACCTTTCAAGATCTATGTTAGATCAGTTAGCTTATGAAGGTGCTTTTTGGGCAGTTCCGACTATGTTAACTGGTGGTTTATTAGGTGCTACAGGTAAAACAATTGCTGCTACAGGATTACCAGGTGCTGTTAGAGTTGGACAATTTTTACAACCAGCCATGACAGGTGGTAAGGTTATTCCTTATCTAAAAAAAGGTCAACTTGCTTCTAAAACTATAAGACCTGGTACAGGTTTACTAGGTAAAACTCTTTTAGGTAAAACTTCGAATTACTTCAAAGTTAAAGGGGTACAAACAATCAATATGACTGCTAGTGTTGGTAAATCTATTCTAATTGCTGACATGCCAATTGCCGCTTTCGTTGATCTGGAAGAGTCAGGTAGAGGTATGATGTATGAAGATGGATATATTAAACAATTCATGGATTCCGATCTTTACGGTCATTTTTGGGTATCACCTACCGCTCAAGGGTATACTTCTCCTTTCTTAAAACGTGCAGACTTCATGTTAACAGAAGGTGTTGTGGGTACTCTAGGTACTGTAGTTTTAGGTGGAGCTGGTAGAAGTGTATTTAGACGAGGTGGTCAACTTCTAGGTTCATTACCATCAGTTCCTGGTAAATTAACTAGAATAGGTAATGAAGCATTGCAAACAATGTCTGCTAGTACTAGAAACTGGAGTTTAAAAGTCGAAGGTCCAATAGCAGATGCAGCATATTTTTTCAAACAAACACAAACTCAGTTAAAAGATTTAAGTGAAGCTGCTATTGAAGGTTCTAAAAAATCTTTAGAAGGACCAAGAAATGCCTTTAATAATGCTATCCAAAGTGATGGAGCATTAAAGAGTGCATATAGTGCTTATACTCACGGATCTAAAATGTTAGGTCAAACATACTCTAAAGCTAGAGATGGTATCAGACAAGTAATAAATGATATAGATGAAATCTGGCATACTGTTGGTACCTCAAATCGTGGTAGTACGAACTCTTTATTTTCCCAAACTGATCTAGCTAAAGGTGCTAAAGCAGGGCTAGATGAAAATAAGATTGGTAAGATGGTTGAGGATTTAGTTAATGACCCTGAATATAAAAGGCAATTATCAGCTAAGTCTAGAAGAGGTGATGCATCTGACACTCCTTTAGATGGTATTAAAGAAGCTATATTAGGACGGAATGCAGGTGAAACATCCCCCGCTGAATTCTGGGGTAATTTATTAGATGAACCATTAGATGTATCAGATTTTAGTAAATTAGATGATTTTAAAAAATGGTCCATTAAAAACATAGAAGTCCAAGATGCAGTAAATAGATCTCTATTATTACAATTAAGAGATATGGCTAGTGCAGCTAGTGACATGATAGGTAAAACAGATATATTTGCTATCGACGGATCTATGCAAAGAATTGGTGATAATTTAATTGCTGGTCTCCATCAAATTAAAAAGACTCAGATTACGTGGGAACTAGCACGTAAGATGTTGAAAGAAACTGATGGTAAAATGACTCCAGAAAAGTTGATAGAATTAAATGCTGAAGTAGCACGAATATCATCTCAACTTCATCAACAGACTAGAAATAATGTTAATACCATGGTCAATATGCTTATGGAGCGTGGAGATGATGAATTAGCAGGAGCTGTATTAGACGTATTTAAAGTAGCTGGTGAAGATATACATAGTTGGAGGGATTTCGATGCTTGGATGCATCAAGCTATTGTAGGTGGTAAATTTAAAGGTAAAGTTAAAACTGGTGATTTAGTACATGGCTTACAAAAAGTCATGATTCAAAGTATCCTTAGTGGACCTAAGACTCCTATGAGAGCTATGTTAGGTACTACATTGAATAGTTATTTGAATGTATTTAATGAAGCATTAGGAGCTACTATTACTCGTCCATTTACAGGAGATATAAGAGGTCAAAAAATTGCATTAGCTAAACTTAGAGGTCAGATAGAAGTAATTCCTGAAGCCTTTAAAGTAATGATGAAAGAATGGAATTCTAATTTCAAAGCTGATATTGCTGATATTCAAACTAGATACACTGAAGCCACTGCAGATGATTCTTTATGGGAAGCCAAACGTATTCATGTAGAAACACAAGGTACTGATGCTGAAAAGGCGGCTTTTTATATTAACAATACAGCACGAAATCTAACTAATAATAAATTATTTAGTTGGTCACCTAGAGCTTTAGCTGCAATTGATGCTACTCATAAATTTATTATGGCTAGAGCTAGATCAAAAGAACTAGCCTTGCGTCAAGTACTTGAAGAATCAGGTGATGATTGGACTAAACTTACACCTCAAATACTTAAGAAAGCTGAAGAGATACACTATAGTCATTTCTTAGATGGTGAAGGTAAGTTAGACTTTTCTGGAGATTCTTTCTTAGATAAACAATTTAAAGAAGTAACCCTTACATCTGAATTAAAAGGTACAGCTCAACAGTTAGATAAAGTCTTTAGTAATATACCGTTAATTAAACCATTCTATCTATTTGCTAGAACTGGTATCAATGGATTAAATTTTACCTATAAAAACACACCATTATTAGGTGCATTACATGAAGAATCCTTAGCAATTCTAAAACATACAGGTGATGACTTTACGGAGTTAGCTGAGTATGGTATTAAAGATGCTGCTGATTTAAGAAATGCTAGAAATTTATTTGCAGGAAGACAAGCTACAGGAGCTGCTGTTGTCACAACAATGGCTGGTATGTATATGGCTGGTCAATTGACTGGTAATGGTCCTGCTGATAGGAAGTTAAAACAAAGTTGGATTAATGCTGGTTGGAAACCTAATCATATATACATTGGTAATGTAGGATTTGACTACACTACACTTGAACCATTTAATGTTATCTTTTCTACTATTGCTGATATCGGTGATAACATGGAACTAATGGGTAGTGAGTGGTCTGAGAAAAGATTACAAGCCGCAGCATTTGTTATAGGTAGAGGTTTAACAGGTAAAACATATATGTCTGGTTTAGATCAATTAATGCAGATAGTGCAGATGAAACCAGGTGCTATGGATAAAGCTGTAGCTAATATATTAAATAATAGTATACCTTTAGCAGGTATGAGAAATGAGTTTGGTAAATGGATTAATCCTCACATGAAAGAGATAAACTCTGATATGTGGTCATCTATTAGAAATAGAAATAAAGCATTAGAACTTACCGCTATAAACCAATTACCAAATAAACATGATATTTTAAATGGTAAACCAATTAATAATTGGAATATATTTGGCAGATCATTTAATGCAGTATCACCTATTCAGATAGATATTAGAAAGGATTCACCTGGTAGAAGATTATTATTAAATAGTAATTATGATCTAAAATCTACAATATATTCTTATGGAGGATATTCTTTCACTAAACACCCTGTTGTAAGATCTCATTTTCAGAATGCTATAGGTTCAGTACCAATTGAATTTAGAAATAGGAAATTTAAAAACCTAGAAGAGGCTATGAATTTCCTTGCTACTAATGAGGATATAAAGCAATCTATTCAACGAATGCAAGCAGATTCTAAAAACCCAGCTAATTGGGATATAGATCCAAATAATTATCCACACAATACAATTATAGATAATCTATTTGAACAAGCTAGGAATAAAGCTTGGGGTGTAATTAATCAAAAAGGTCATCCTGTTGAAAATGCTTTAAATAAAGCTAAGTTTGAAAAAGATGGTTTAAATTCTAAAACTAGAGATACAAGACAAGAAATTTTAGATTTAAGTTTCCCCCAAAGACAAGTAGAACAATTCCCGAAATAACTAAATGGCACATACAAAAGTAACAAAAACCTATTCCCAGAACACGGGGGCTGCGAATACATTTAGCTACTCAGGGAGTTTCGATGTATTTAAAGCAACAGAAGTCACTGTAGAATTAGATAATATTGCTCTAACATATACAGCTTCTACAATAAATGAGTCTGCCTCTCCCAGAGAATATACTGTAGATACTTCAGCTAAGACCGTTCATATCGGTGGAGCTGATTTATCTAGTGGTACTATAGTTTTACAACCTGTAACAGATATGGGTGCTCCTACACCAAGAGCTACCTATGCACCAGGTTCATCTATTACAGCTGAAGACCTAAATAATAACCAAACGCAGCTAATGCGGAAGGCTATGGAGTACGATGAGCAGAAGCTTTCTTCTCTTGGCGGTACGATGACAGGTCACCTGACAATGGGTGAAGACCAGACAATTATATTTGAAGGTGCAACAGACGATGGATATGAGACAACGCTTACTGTTGCTGACCCTACTGCTGATCGTACTATTACCTTACCTAATGTAACAGGTACGGTAGTAACGACTGGAGACACAGCAACAGTTACAGCCACAATGTTAGCAGCTGATTCTGTTGATTCTTCTGAATTAGTAGATGGAAGTATAGATACAAGTCATATATCAAGTGGTGCGGTAACAACTGCGAAGTTAGCTGCAGACGTTGTGACTGGAGCAAAAATAGCAGACGACGCAATCAACTCTGAGCACTATACAGATGGTAGTATTGATACAGCACATATTGCTGATGCTCAAGTTACAACAGCTAAATTAGCGGATACTGCGGTAACCACAGCTAAAATAACAGATGGTAATGTAACTACAGCAAAGCTGGCAGCTGATGCAGTTACGACTGCTAAGATTACAGACTTAAATGTAACAACTGCCAAGATAGCAGCTGACGCAATTACTGGAGCTAAACTAGCTGATGATGCTGTAGATTCTGAACATTATACAGATGGTAGTATCGACACAGCTCATATAGCAGATTTAAATGTTACTACAGCTAAGATAGCAGCAGACGCTATAACAGGAGCTAAAATAGCTGACGACGCTATAGACTCTGAACATCTTGCTGCAGGCTCTATTGATACTGAGCATATAGCTGGTACCCAAGTTACAGCTGCAAAGATCGCATCTAACGCTGTTACGACAGCTAAGATTACTGATGCTAACGTAACAACAGCTAAGATAGCAGATGATGCTATAACCATTGCTAAAGTAGGTTGTGAACAAACAACAATATCTGACAGTGATTCACACATTCCTACATCAGGAGCTGTTGTTGATTATGTAGCTGCACAGATTGCACCTATTGGTGGTCTTGAAGTTATAGCAACAGATGCTGCATTCCCTAATACACAACCTTCATCAGGTGTTGTAATAAGTATTGCAGATGCTGGAGGTTTAGTTGTTAATGGATCTGGTACCAGTACTACAGGTAGAACTGTAGGTGGTTCAACAGTAACAATTAATAATATAGCTTCTAACTTTAATAGTTCAACTGTTGATGCTGGAGTTTGTTTTCAAGTTAGTTCTACTGGCTCTGGTCAGATATATAACTACCATAAAGCAACACTTAAAGAAGCTGACTTACTTAACTTAAGTAATGATATAAACGACTTTGCAGCTAGATATCGTGTTAATGCTGGAGAACCTGGATCTAATAATGATGAAGGTGACTTAGTATTCGATACTAATGCTAGTAAGATGAAGGTATATGATGGATCATCATGGGGTGAAGTAACCTCATCTGGTGATTTCAAATACCTTGTTATGACTAATGCAGGTACAACTAATGCTGCTACTTTAAATGGTAGTAATGTTACGTTTGACTTAAAAGAAACTTCAAC